TTTAATTACAATGGCACAGATAAAATTATCTTTGTTGATGAAGTAAATGCACCTGTAGTTTTTGATAGTTCTTTTAATGCAGTAGATGTTAGTAACGCTGCAGTTGCAGGCTCTAAGTTTATAGCATCTTTTAAAGACCATATGTTTTATGCAGGTAAAAGTACTACACCAGAAGAAGTTATATTTAGTGTACCTTTTGACGAAGATAATTTTGGTAGTGGTGGAGGTAGTATCAGAGTAGACGATACTATTACAGGACTTAAAGTTTTTCGTGACGCATTGTTTATATTTTGTGAGAATAGAATATTTAAACTTACAGGTGTTAGTGAGTCTACATTTGTAATGACACCCGTTACTAGAAGTATTGGTTGTCTTAATGGAGATACCATACAAGAATTTGCAGGTGACTTAGTGTTCCTTGGCCCTGACGGTTTAAGAACTGTAGCTGCTACTGCAAAGATTGGTGACACAGAGCTTGGTACAATTAGTAAGAACGTACAGTCTATTTTTGATGCTAACATTCGAGACTCAGCAAAATTTGAAAGTGTAGTTATAGCTGACAAAACACAGTACAGAATATTCTTTACTAAAGATGGTCAGGCAGAAGGTATTACAAGAGGTGTTACTTGTGTTAAGAAAGCAGAGGGATATGAGTTTTCTGAAATACGTGGAATAAAACCTACTGCTACAGATACTCTTGTAATTGCAGGAGATGTACTTGTATTACATGGAGATAACAACGGGTTTATACAGAGACAAGAAAAAGGTAACACTTTTGATGGTACTGCAGTACTAGGAAAGTACAGAAGTTCTGACTTGTCTTTTGGAGATACTGGTATTCGTAAACACATGCAAAGGGTTATTGTTAACTACAAGCCTGAGTCAGCTATTGCCGCTGAGTTGCTAGTAAGATACGACAATGAAAACTCTGACTCTACTAGGCCAAACCCCTATACGTTAGATTCATCTGAAGTAGCTGCACAGTTTGGTAGTGCCTTGTTTAGTACTGCAGGTGGTGCAGTTAGGTTTGTTTTTGGTGGGCCTTCACAGCCTCTTATAAGACAGCCAGTAGAAGGTTCAGGTTTCTCTGTTGTACTAAGAATAAATGATAGTGGGGAATCTGCCCCCTATTCACTTAAAGGTTTTCAGTTAGAATATCAATTAGGAGCAAGACGTTAAATGGGTGCTACATACACAAGACAATCAAACTTTACTGATGGCGATGTCATTACAGCAGACTTGTTTAACAATGAGTTTGATCAGCTTCTAGCTACTCTAGCTTCTAGTACAGGCCACACACACGATGGTACTGCCGCTGAAGGTGGTCCAATAAGTAAACTGTTAGCTGACACTATTACAATAGGTACGGCTGCAGGTGACATATCACTTGTATTTGATGGTGGTAGTAATGACGGTACATTAAAGTGGATGGAAGATGAAGACTACTTTGAGTTTTCTGATGACGTACTTATTGCTACCAATGAGAAGATACAGTTTCGTGATACTGCTATATTTATTAACTCTAGTGCCGATGGTCAACTTGATCTTGTAGCGGATACAGAAATACAGATTGCAGCTACTACTGTAGACATTAATGGTCTTGTAGATATATCAGGCAACTTGACTGTAGGTGGAGATTTAAGTGTAGCTGGTACTACATCCTTTAGTGGTGGTACTCTTAACCTTGGTGACGGTGCAGGTGACAGTGTTGTGTTTGGTGCAGATGTAAACTCTAGCATTATACCTAATACAGATTCTACATTTGACCTTGGCTCAGATACCCAAGAGTGGCGTGATCTTTTCCTAGATGGTACTGCACACATAGATACACTAGACGTAGATGTAAATGCTACAGTAGCAGGTACTCTAGGTGTAACTGGCATTGCTACGTTTACTGACGATATTATTATTGGTGACGGTAAAACTATTGGTTCTGCATCTGATGTAGATGCTATTACTATTGCTGCTAATGGTCAGTTAACACTAACACAAACACTTATAGGTACAGCGTTAGACATCTCTGGTGATGTAGATGTTGATGGCATAACTAACCTTGACGTAGTAGATATTGATGGTGCAGTTAACATGGCTACCACTGCCTTAGTAACTGGCGTCTTAACTACTACAGCTACACAGGTAGCAACAGGTGGAATCACAAGTGGTTCAAACATTGTTTCAGATACAGACAGCACTGACGATCTTGGTACAACCAGTGTTCGTTGGGCTAACTTGTTTGTTGATGGTATTACTGCAACTGACCAGATAACAGCTACTGGATTTACTGGTACACTAGACGGTATTCTTGGGTCTGGTGCCGCTGCCGCTGCAACTGTAACAACTCTTAATACAAGTGGTGTTGTTAACTTAAACCTTACTACTGATTCAACTAGCTCAACTTCAGGTGCTTTTATTGTTGATGGTGGTGTTGGTATAGCTAAGAAGTTATTTGTTGGTACAGACCTAGACGTTAATGGTACAACTAACCTTGATGCTGTAGACATAGACGGTGCTGTTGATATGGCATTGACTGCATTGGTTACAGGCGTTTTAACTACAACTGCAGCTACTGTCTTTAACGGAGGGTTTGCATCCAATGCTGATTCTACAATGGGTACTAACAAAAAGTTAATCTTCCGTGACTCTGATATTCATATTAGTTCTGTTAATGATGGCGATTTAATGATTGCCGCTAATGACGAAATAGACTTAACTTCAACATTAATTGATATTAATGGTAACGTAGAAATTAGTGGCACTACTACGCAGACAGGTGTAATTACAGCTAACGCTGGTGTAGTCGTAGATGAGATGACCCTTGATGCTGATACACTCACAGCTACTGATGACTTTATACTAGACGTAGAAGGTGACATAGAAATTAATGCAAACGGAGGTACTATTACCTTTAAGGATGATAGTAGCTCACTAGGTACAATTACTTCCAGTGGTTACTCAGGTACTGCTGCAGTTGCCACTACTGTTACAATAACTGATAATGAAAGTACCAATGAGAATAATGCAATCATCTTTGCTGCAGGAGCAGATCAAGATGGTGGTAACATTGGTTTAGAGTCAGATGGAACTTTAACTTATAATCCTAGTACAGGAACTTTAAATGCAACTAATATTTCTGTAACTGGTACACTTAGTACTGTAAACTCAGTTACAATGAGTGCTAGCAATGGTGTTGTATTTGAAGGTGCTACTGCAGATGCTCACGAAACTACACTTACAGTTGTAGATGCTACAGCAGATAGGACAATTACTTTACCTAACCAATCTGGTACTGTGCCTGTACTGGCAGTAGCAAGCAACACAGCAGTCACAAGTACACCAGAAGAACTAAACGTATTAGATGGTATTACTGCAGTTGTAGGTGAGCTAAACGCACTAGACATTGGTAGCACTGCTGTTGGTACTGCTGTAGCATCTAAGGCTGTTATACTTGACTCTAACAAAGACTACACAGGTATTAATGATCTGACCCTAACTGGAGAGTTAGTTGCAGCTACCTTAGATATTAGTGGTGCTATTGATGTTTTAGGTACTTCTAACTTAGATATTGTAGACATTGATGGCGCAGTAGATATGGCGTCCTCATTGCAAGTAGACGGAATAGCTACCTTTACAGGTATTCCAATAGCTGAGACAGGTTTGTCTGTAAAGAATGGAAGCACTACTGCTGGATTTGTATCTTTCTTTGAGGATTCAAGCAATGGAACTAATTCAGTAAAACTAATAGGACCAGCATCTACTGCAGATGTAACCTTGACTTTACCTGCAGTTACAGGTACAATAGCAACTGTTGCAGCAGCAATAGACGAAGCCACAGCCCTTGCCATTGCGCTTGGTTGATATAGGAGAAAACAATGGCTAATACATTTCTTTCAATTACACGAAACTTAGCACCAAATGCTGCAGGTACACCTGAAGTATTATATACTGTGCAAGCTAATACTAGGATTGTTATCTTAGGACTAACACTGGCTAACGTACACACATCACAAGTTACTGCTTCTGTTACTTTAGTGAGTGATACTACTCAAGCATCTCAAACAGCAAACACTACTGCCTTTTTAATTAAAGACGCAGCTATACCAGTAGGTTCATCTTTGTCTGTTCTTGATGGTAAGATAGTAGCTAATGCTACTGACACTATTAATATTGACTGTTCAGTTGCAGACAAAGTTTCGGTGATAATGAGCTATATGGAGATTGACAGCTAATGGCAGGATATATAGGCACACAGGCTGTAAGTGTAAACACTACGTCAGCTACCATCT